GGGGGTGAAATACTTCTCTGGATCAGAGAGAATAGACTTAGGGTAAACAGTAGATTCACCAACAACGACCCGATTCCCCCTCCTGGTGAAGACTCCGTATTTCTCACCCAACTCCAATAGTCCGTAATACTTGTCAAGTCCACGGTCGTCAAAAAATAGACGAGTCTCAATCTTACTACCCTCCTTAGTTAGACGTGATTTTTTTGCTTCACACTTAATGATGTTACCCACCAGTTCAGTGCCATCTTTCTCCTTCTTTTTACCGAGATAGATGATAGTAGATGCAGCATACTTAAGACCTGTACCACCTCCCATTTCCTTTGCAGGGACATAGGAACCAATCACGTCATATGTATGGTTAGTAACGATCATAGGCACTTGTGCTTGCCCTAGTTTGAGCGTAAGCACACGAAATGCACCTTTGATAAGTTGTGATTTAGTCATGTCACGAACTTGTTTATCATTAGAAATGTCTTCCATCTCTTTAGAAGTGGAAAGCATACCCAAAGAGTCTAGTACGAACATCATAGGTTGACGTTCTTCTTTAGGTTCCTTCATATACTTGTCAACGATGCGACAAGCTTGTGTCCTGAATTCTTCAATAGTGGCAACAGGAAACAGAACCATACGTGAACTGTCAATACCACGCGACTCAATCATGTCACGGGAAATGGCGGATTCAGTTTCAAAGTAAATGACGCCACCTGTAGGATTAGCAGCAAGGAAATTACGAACGACGCTGAGAGCGAAAAAAGTCTTCCCCGTGCTCGATTCTCCTGCCAAGGCAGTAACCTTATTGGAAGGAAGACCTCCAAACAACGAACCACTAACCAAGGCGTTAAAGATATAACTGCCAGTATCAACATAATCAGTAATGTCGCCAGCAGCAATTCCTTCGCTAACCAGACCAGCAAACTCGTTTCCACTTTCTTTAATTACAGTATCTAAGAATCCCATTGATCTACTAGTTCCTCATAAAAGTTTACATAATTATATTCATCTCGCATCAGCTTAGCAAATGCGAGAGCAGTGTTGTAGTCTTCAAAGCACTTAATGTCCTCTGGACCAACCTGACCCACGACATGATTAGTCCATGTGACTACAAAGATTTTTTTGCTCATGAAAAGAAACTCGAAATGGTGACGGTTTTCTCGTGGGTCCAACCAATACATTCTAACACATTTTTCAGTGGTTCGAGGAATGACTTTTCATATTGTGTTTGATAGTCCACATACTTTTCAAGACCAAACTCCTTTGGCAACTCACCAAAGAAACTAATGCAATTCTCGTGAATTGGATTTGGTGTCTTGAGATACATGAACTTGATCTTCTCACCCTCCTGAATGAGAGGATGCTTATTCTCAACCTTATGTTTTTTTACATAGTAGTTATAAAGCAATGCTCCTCGCACATGAATTGGCGTTCCTTTTTGGTAGATCTCAGTTGGGTGACGATACTTAGCCAGGTTGTTAACTCCTCGTGGGAAAGCAACCTCTTCATAAGGTCGCAACCGTGTCTCTGCTCGCACATCATTGATGAAATCGATAAGTTCATCATTTGATTTGCCGATAATGATCTTAAATGCTGCATACAATTTATCCCTATAATATGCAGGAGTAGAACTCCTTGCCGTTTCTAGACCCATGATCTTCATCTTGGGTTCCTTGTATCTAACACCTTCACTGTCCCAAACGTTGAGAATGTAACGTTTCTTCCTAGTCCAGATCCCACGGTCAGCGATATTCTCGCGCTTCATACTCATCTTTTGGTCATATGCCGACACGTAATCTGCAAGTTCTTGATATGAACTCTCAATAAAAGGTTCCAGTTTCTCTTGGCAGATCTTATCAAGTATCGCCACAATTGCTGTTTTGTCGCCAGACTTAGCACCAAAAAATTTATCAACAAGAGGTCCAAGATTAAGATAGATTGAGTCGGTATCGCTAGCGATGACATAATCCACCTCCTCTGTAGAAAGCAATTTATTTAGGTATCCGTTCATACGGTTTTCAATCCAACGGATCGAGACCTGACCAGACAAAGTGATCGCCTCAGCATTAGCAAGACGATAATAACGGAAGTGTTCATTGCCGATGGCACCATAAGCAGAGTTCAAAGAGATCTTCTTTGCCATCTGAATATTGTTACATCTCGCAATCTCTTTTGTAAGTTCAATAGTTGGTGTTTTCTCGTATTGTTTCTTTGCTTCGATCATCTTCTTCTTGAAGATGACACGACTGTCATACATCTTCTTCATCATCTGAGGAAGAAAACCATGCTTATCTTTGCTGTACTGAGCACCATTAGCACACACAGCATACTCACCATCGATCTCTACTTGTTGTGAAAGTATTTTATCAACGGTTGCAGACGGGTGTCTGGTGTCCTGTAGCGTCTCTGGAGAGATATTGTATTGCATAATAAGGTGAGGATACAGGCTGTTAAGGTCAAAACTAACAACCCAATCATAGAATCCTGGTTTCGGTTCCTTGACATAAGCACCTGCGTATTTCTCAGACTTCGTTGCCTCCTTCTTAGGAGGAATTGCAATCTTACGCTTCAGTAGTTCGCAATAAATGTAGTTATCCCACATACGAACCTGACTAAACACATCTTCATAATTCACCTTAGCATCATATGCCATGGTGTATGCAAGATCAATTAGTTTCATCTTGTCATCCAGTTTGTCTACCAGGCGAACGTCATGAATATTATATTCGATGAACTTCTGCCAGTCTTTTTCGTAGAACTCTTTGAACGTATCGAACTCAGAGTGATCTAGTTTTTTCTCGTTCAGTTCGACCGAGCAAATGTGATCCAAACGGTATGATTCTTGGTTTGTATAAGTAAACTTCTTATACAACTCCAAGTAGTCTAAGCACGAAATACCAAGAGTGTCAATAGCTTGTTGCTTTCTACCCTTGATATAAATCTCACGTTGCGATACAAGTTTCCATGGTGAAAGAAGTTTTACATACTTCTCACCAAGAATACGATCAATACGATTATGGATATACGGCATATCGAACAACTGCACGTTCCATCCAGTAATTACATCAGGGTAATTCTCCTGCCAATAATCCAAGAAGGCACCCAACATGCTTTCTTCGGATCGGAAATGCATGTAGTCCACCATGGGGTCTGTGTTATTGAATGCTCGTGCTCCGAACACAACAATTCGACCAGAGAAACTATCTTTGATTGAGATGGCAAGTATTTCCTGATCGGCACTTTCAATATCTGGAAAACCGTTTTCTGCTGCGGTTTCGATATCAATTGTGAACACACGAATCTTGGAGGAATCAAACTTAAGTTCCTCTTCTGGGTGTTGTTCAGCAATATACTGATACAAGAATCTAGAGTTACCATAGATGTCAAAGTCATCTACTTCTTTGTATTGCTTGATGAAATCTTTTGCTTCATTGATAGAACCAAACTTGTGAGGTTCTACACAGTCACCCTCAAGGGTGCGCCACTCTGAATAATTTTTACTAGGCAGATACATCGTGGGGTTGAAAGGAACCCTCACGCTGTAACGATTGCCATTCTCATAACCACGGACAAGCAGACGGTTGCCTGCTTGCTCAACACTAGTGTAAAACTTCATTCAAGACATTCAATATAACGAGCAAGGATTGCCGTGCTCGGGTTGGTCACAACAGTAATGTCAGAAGACCTGACATTAAATTCACGCTCGGAAGAGTGCTCTGCCCAAGGAACCAGTTGACCTTCATAGTCTACCAAATAAGGTTCGACCATCCAGACATCAGGGTCACCTGGCAAGGTGTCCCCTTCAACTGGTTCTACTTGAGCAATGATCCACTCATTCTGCAGTTTCAGCAGGTTCGCCTTCAGTTCCATCTTGAGTCTCCTGTGCTTGTGCTGCGGTTTGTTCTTCAATCAACTGGACTTCTGCAATCTTTGCAACGTATGCTTCTTTCAAACCTTCTTCAGGTTCACCGATAGTCATCACAGAATCATAAGGAAGTTTGAATTGTGAATCAGAAGAGTAAGGATTCCACTTGCTGAACTTAACTTGCAACTCAGCACCAGCTTCTTCAACCATATATTGTGGTGCAGCATTTACCAAAGAAAGAACATAAGGTCTTTCTACAAGAAGACAAATGCCTTTGCGATCTTCACCTTCACCATCATATACTTCTTTCAATTCAGAAATGAGAATGTCACCAGTTTTCAGGGTTGTGATTTTAATAGACATAATTACAAATACTTTTTCTAATGTTAGCACTGAAAAAGGGGACCGTCAAGTCCCCTTCGATTCTATTTAGAACCATTTTTTTCTTTTCTGTTTTTCTGGTAAGTGTTTGACAAGAGTGATTGTAAGAAGACCATCAACAAACTTAACATCTTCAACTTCTACATCATCTGCCATCTGCCAGTTACGAGAAAATGTTCTGTATGAAATACCTTTGTGAGAATATTTTCTTTCTTTATCTGCTGGTGCTTTTCTAGCAGATACCGTCAAGACATTTCGTTCCGTCTCGACTTCAATATCTCCTCCTGAAAATCCAGCAAGAGCGACTTCCAGTAATGTTCTACCACTACCTCCATCGACAACATTGTAAGGTGGGTAATTCGATCCACTTCCTGCGAGAGCTTCAAGTCTGCTGAATGTTTCATTAAATCCGATTGAATAAGGGGTGTAAGTTTCCCAAGTAATATTAGTCATGTCCTTTAATAAGCAACTGTTTGTAATAGGACCCCGAAGGCATCCTGGCGTGAAAGCGGGACGGTGAACCGCCCCATGTCCTCTCACATTCTTATTTAAGGATTTACGCTAAACCTTTAATAGTGGAGAACCGTATTAAAACTTACGGTTTACTCGACAGTAGTCTTCTTTCGACCAATATTATACTTGGATTCTAGCGTCCATTCATCTTTTTCTTTGAATGCTAGAACTTTAATTTGATTAAGTGGTGCCAGATCAAAAATTTTTTCTTCACTGATTTGAGAAATACTTACCAGTCCCCAGTCAGAAAGTAACTTGATAATTCTATTTCTGCGTTGAATATCATTCAAAGACAAGTTGGTATTCTTACCATCAAGAGCAAACAACTCTTTGAAGTGAACAATGAAATACTTACCCTGCTTGTGTAGGATATGGCAAGATTGATAAATCTTTTTCTCTTTACGAGATGCTACTCCAATACGAGTTAGAGTTTCTCTTACCTTGAGAAAATCATCAGGTTCATTTAGGAATACCTCAACCATGTCAGTTGGTTTCCACTGGATTTCAGTTTCAACACTCATCTTTTTCCACCTTTATTCAATGCATTTTTTATATGATCTAGCTGATCCTTGGTGAGAATCCTTAGTGCCTGGAGTGCCTTATCGTCATTATAACCATAATACTCTTTGACTAACTCAAGATAATCAATAGAATCTTTACGTGCCCAAGGAGAGAAACGTTTCCTTGGTTTCACACTATTTAGCAAAAAATCATATTGTAACTTCTTTGGTAGATGAGAGTTTTTATTCATCTCATTTACAAAGAGGATAGTATCAGTGAAAGAACTGAGGCACCTGTTAACAATGTAAGGAGGATACCCTTGCTCAGCATCAGTATCATCATCGAGAATATTCTTTTTTGATTGATTGATGCTGTAAAGGTAGTCTTTCAGTTGGTATGTCATTCCAGTGTCTA